TCCATCATATATTCCAGTAGGTGTCTCTCCAGAAATGGTTAATGAATTTAGACTTAATGCATGTTCAGGAATTTCTTTACCATCAGGAATATATAAATAATCAGGAACTTTTAACACATCAGAAACCAATACATATTTTGATTTAATGTAATCAATTTCACTTTCTGATGCGTTTGTATATACAATAGTAAAAAGTTCTGATTCATCTGCCCCCCCACTTTCTGAACTAGATACATTCTTACCTATCCTGCTTCAATCTATTTTAGATAATGCAATAACAGCTTCCCTGGCAGAGAATCAGGGTTTTGCACTGCCAGGTTTAAGCTTGTTTGATCATACGATTAAAGCCTCTCTAAATGAATTCCAATCTTTGTTGGTAACTTCCATTATTTTTTACTGGTACTAGTTGTAGCAGGTCTGTTCGCAACCTTTTCTTTAATAGACAATTCCTTTGATGATTTCTCTTTTTCAAAACTAAGTTTTTCTTTTTCAAGTTTTATCTTTTCATCAAATTGTCTTATTTTTTCACGTAATTCATCTTTATCCTTTTGGGAATATTCAGAAACATCTATCCCATCCTCAACAGCATTAACATGTTGCATTTGTGCAATCAACAACTTAACCTCATTGTCTCTTTGATTCATTGTTTCTTTAGATTGCAACTCTTGTTGTTTGAAAGCATTTTCCCTTTCTATCTCCTCTTGCTTCAACTGAATTTCAGCCTGGTGTGACTGTTGCATTCTTTGCTGCATATCTTTTTCATTCTTTTCCAAGATACGTTGTTTTTCAGCCAAAGACACACTAGTATACATTTTCATAATAGTTGAGAAATCTGCTAATTGATTTTGCATAGCTGCTTGTGCAAGAGTATCCAATTGATTATTTAGTTTTTGCAATCCTTCTGAATTATCAACTAACAATCCATAATCACTTTCAGCAAATTCATCCCCATCTATTTCCATAATTTGTAATGCCATATCAGAAAGAAGATATTGAAATTTCTTACTCCTACCTTTTAATGCAACTTTTGCTGTTTCAAGCAATGCTTCACAAACCCTTCTTTTAACATCATCGTGTTGAACATAATATCATTCAGTTATATGAGAGGATTGTAAAGTGGCCCTTTCTACCCCCCCTACAGTCTCTCTATTACTAATCTGCCCCTCACGTTGGGGAGAAATACCAGCTACTTCACTCATTTCCATTTTAATGAAACTTAGAAGATTAATATACTGTTGTATATTATTCCCCATCTCAGCATCCAATACTCCTCTTGTGGCATTAGCAAACCCTCCTGCTAGTTTACCTTTTGCAACACCAACATTCCCTTCTTTAAAACTGTCCTTAACAACCAAATGATTAGCTTTTGCATAATAGAACCACTTGTCTATATTTCAACCTGACGGTACCATAGCCAAGTCTAATTCAACCATTTTACCTCAGTTGTTTGCTATTTCCTTGTTTAATCTATCGTGGATTACATCATAGAGATAATTGTAAGGTTTCATCATATCCACCAAAGAAAATGGTTTATGATCATTCAAATTATAAATACTACCTATAATACCAAAATGACAACGTGAAGGATTACTTATTCTATTATATTGAATAACTCTAGGTCGCATATTTACATAAATTTCTTTACCTAAAAGTGTGCCTTCCCAAGCTTCATTTATTCAATAGATTTCTTCTTCCTCTCCTAAACTTTTATTAATCTCATATGTCTCAGGATAAAAATTAAATTCCTCTTCTCCTGTTGTAGGATCATAAGATTTTACCTTTTTAATTTTACGTCTGGATTTTCAGTATACCCTAATAACTCGTACATTACCTGCGTGATCACAATACATTGTATTGTTACCTTCAGCAGCAGAAAATAAATCTCCAACACTAAAATAATATCCGTTACCAAAAGCATCATTTATCATATCTGCAGCAATAAAACCTTGTCTTGGATCATCATTAGCCATCTCATCAGAGTGTGAAACAGTTTGTAATCCTTCCAATGCCTTTATATCCTGCGGTTTTAAAACATCATAATAAGTATCTACAATCTTTCCTAAGGATCAGTAATCTTCCAAAATTATTACATCCGCATCTTCAATACGATTTGAATAACCAGATTGGAAAATCCTTATTTTTAATGGATTTATCTTTTCTACGATAGGCTCTCCTCCAACAATATCAATTTGATATATTTCTTCCCCTACAGTAAGGGCATCCATAAATCCTTGATTAAATTTCAATGGCAATGCCAACTCTTTAATATAATGAGAAAGAAGAGAATTTGCTCTTTTCTCCCTCATATCTTGCCATTCATAGTTAATATAATCATTTAACTTTTCAAGTTCTGCATTAAATTCTTCTTCTTCTAAATTTTGATTTTCCAAAAGTTGATTAAGTTTAGACATCAACTCTTTCTTTTTATTGTCTTCAATAGTTGATATAGAAGAAGAATCTGTGATAACAACCCTAAAATCAAACAATCTCTTAGATTCTTCTCCTCTAAGGACATTTAATTTTGAATTCATTATAGGGTAATGTTGTATTTGATCAGGAACAGTACCAGATTGTAGATTAGTTGGATTTAAAATAATTTCTAAATCTGACATACTTATTTTTCCTTCTAATAAATCATAGTTTATTTTTTTATGTAAAACAGATTTACGAACCAAACTATAATTAAAAAGAGCTTTATTTTCTGCCCATTCTAAATGCTTTTTTCTTCATTCCTTTGTCTTTTTAGAAAAAGGTAGTTGTTGAGGAGGTAATGATTGTGCTCTTATCATGATATTTTCTTTAAAATACAAATTTATGAAAAAATAGTAAAAATTGCAAGAATATAAATAAAATACTAATTATATGTAACAATTAAAATTATTTACAATTTTTACTCAAGAATTAATTTCTTTCCTTTATGATAGTTTTTATCAAAAAAATTATCGTTCCCTAAATAATTTGCATCATCAAAAACATTAGACTCAGGTTTTGTTTCACCTAATAATCTTAACACATCTTCTCTTACCAACATCAACATTCCTAATGCACTAACCCTATCAAAGTTACCATCTGCATTTCATAAAGACAACTCTTGTAATAGTGCTTTATTACATATTTTAAATAACAAAGGAATTGTTTCAACAGTTTCACCATTATCTCCTATCTTAGTAACTTCAATTGGTTTTAATAACCAATCCCTAATACATCTCCTTGCATAAGAGTTAACGGGTTGTGTGGCTACAGTTCCTTTTGTTTTGTTCCCATATAAAGCCCCTTTAACCATATCTTTATCTTTTAAAAATTCTAAGGTATCAGTTAAAAGATATAAACTGTTTGTTTTAGAAAAGTAAGAAAACAATCCTTTTTTATTATTTTCATAATTACATACTGCATTATAAAACAATAATGCCCTTCTGCAATTTTCATAAAATTCATCTGCAAACATAGGTCGTCCTGTATATTCCAAAACAATCTCATCTGTTCAAATATCTAATATAAATAAACTACCAAGAGATAAAGTTTCGGAGGTATCATCATCATAAGGGTCAGTACCTGCATAATATCTGTTGGAATATACTTTTCCATTCTTATCTTTTTCAGGCATTTTAAAGATTTCTATAGCACCTTCTAATTTATTATCCTTATGTGGGAAACTTCTAATTGCTTTATTATCAGGAGTTGGTTTAAAAATAACCTCCCCATCCCTTATAGAAAGTTCCCCTACCCAAACATCCTCTAAAATATGTTTATTTTCTGTTATTTGACTAAGTCTATCATTTAAATATGCTACAGGAAATATTGTACTATCCCTACGCATAATAGCATCTTGAATAGTAATTGGATTCTCTGCTTTTGTTCTAGTAATAGCAGTAGGATCAGTAGAATTATATTTAATAACATAACAGTTATATAGTATTTCTATTAATGCTTTTATAACATCACTAACCCCATCATTATTATAACATCCTTTTCTATTTAAATATGCTCCGAAAAAGAAAATAGTAAATTGTTTACCTTGTGAATTTTTGTCAAAAACATTTGGAATAGCATATAAATTATATCCCTTTGGGTTATACATCATTTCTAAAGCACCAGCAAAGTCTGAATTTTCAGAACCTCCTGTCCCTGCTAAATACATCATTCCAAAAGAAATATCCCCTTCTTGTACTGATGGTAATAAAATACGATACATCTCCATAATCTTAGGGAAATTACCATACTCTTCTATAAAGATTCTGTTTGCTCTTTTACCACGAATTTTATCAATATCATCTTTTGCAGATACTCCTAACACCTCATTACCACTACCTTTATTTGTACCAGTATCAAGGTCTTTATATCCCATTTTTCAAGACATATCGTTTAAAGAATCCTTTAATCGTCTTGAAGGAAATTCTGTATGTTGAGCACTAAAGTCTATCATATCAACAAACTTATTAAGAGTACCATCTTTATTCAAATACTCTTTTTGATATGCAGTAATAAGACCTCTTACATTCTTATAAGATTCTTCATTCTCTCCACAAATAAATAATTTTGCTAATAAGGCTGCCATACAATAAGATTTGGAACATCCCCTTTTTGCTATTTCAGCTGCATGTTTTCCTCCTACCCAATTGTCATATTTACCACCATTACGTGCTTGATCAAGATAATGAAATCTAAAATAAATTCCTTCCCATACTTCTGGCATAGCAGTAATACGGTCAGCTTGTTTAGTTCCTTTCCTTACTTTGGATTGAATAATGGGACAATAGTTCAAATAAAAATACATATCGCCTGTAATCCATTCCCCATCTTCTGGTCTAACCATACCATTTCATATCCTATCTATTTCAGTATGTAACCATTTACCATATTCACTATTAGGATTTCCATTTGGCATTAAATCAGTTAATACTCCATACTTTTCGTAATGAATGGCTGTTTGTCTGAAATAATCCATATTTTCTAATATATGTGGATTACATATGTCAACTATAATTCTTCCTCTACTATCTCTTTTAAGGTCTTTTGCATAAGGTCTATTAGGGTCAACCAGTCTTCTAATAAAAACAATATTATTTAATACATCTAATAAATCATCTTGAACTTCTTGAGGTAGACTATTAAGAAGTTCATCAGTCAATTCTGTTTGATATTTATTAAATTTCATATTTACAATTTCATAGAATCTTCTAAAAGTTTTTTAACTCCTTGTCCCCTCATTCTACCTTTTTCTTCCAATTCCTTTTCAACCAGTCTTTCTACTTCTAAAAGTTCTTTAATCAAATGAGGAATAGTTTTTACTGTATCTGCAATTGCCTTTACTGGATATACAGGTTTACCATTACTATCCATTTTATTTAAATCAACCTCTCTTAAAAACCTTCTAATATTATCTACGCAAACTTTTGTATCTTCCAATAATAAACTAGATGTGGTTTGTACTAAAAACTTATATTCTTCCATTGCTTTTAATAAATCTTTATCAGGCTTTCAAGATTTAGACAATCCAGTATGTCTTTTTATTTCTTCTGATCTTACTTCTGTATCCACAAGGAACATATAATCACTTCTGGGATCCAATTGAAAATACATATATCCAAATTCTTGCAATGCTTTGTTCTTCCCCTCTGAAGTATCCCTATTTCATATAGTTTTAAAAGCACTAATCAATAGTGCTTCTGGTTCAATTGTTATAGTATGATTTTCAAACTTAATTAACTTCATATTTTAAATTATTATTCTTCATATTCTTCTATTACAAAGTCTATATCTCTGGTATCAAGAAGCAAACAATCCTCCCCATTTACATTAACTATATTAAAATTATAAGAAACAATCTTATTTTTATATTCTTCAAGAGAATCTTTCACCCCATTCTTAGCATATTTATATACAGCATACCTATTAGGGTTGATACAAACAATATCCCCAACTTTTATTTCTGTTACAGATGGTCCAACTGATATAACCTTTTGGTACTCTTGCAATGTTTCTTTTCCTTTACTAGGGTCAACAAGAGATGAACCAGGGATAAAAATACTTTCAGAATATTTTTTAGCAGTTGTAAGGATACCTGTAAACATTGGTTTAATTTTCTTTATTTTCATTTTGT